CAGTGCATGGCATATGGTTGTATGCTGTACGAACTGACTGGTATTTCAGTCAAAAAACTTGTAATCATCATGGCTTGTGAAAATGGAGAATGCGTCGTCTATGAAGAACGAGACAAATCAAAGTACATCAAACTGCTCAACAAATACATTAGAAAGTTTGTTAGAGATAAACTGGAACTCTATGGAACCCAATAAAGAACTAGAAAGAGCAATAGAAAGTAAATTTCTTACACCATCTAAATTTGCACTAGAAATTGAAAAAATCGTTGCCGAAGAAAAATTCAACTACATTGATGCAATTTGTCACTATTGTGAAATCAATGAACTTGAGGTAGAATCAGTAACGAAACTCATTTCAAAGTCTTTGAAAGAGCGTTTAAAGTGGGACGCAATTCGTCTCAACTTTATGAAAAAAACTTCTAGGGCAAAACTACCAATATGATTTCTCGTGCCGATTTAATGCACCATCGCCTACAGGCATGGTTGCGTGAAAATAAATGCGATGACTTGGAGTATCTAGGTTTTTATCCAGATACTTTAGGTGAAGATAAACATTGGTATCGTATTGCCGAGCATGAAGTTACAGTTGATTGTATTGAAGATCTTGAGTTAGTCGATGCTGAAAGTGACCCCGTTTGAGACCTATCAACATTATTTGTCGTTAAAGAATCATTTCACAAACCCAAAATACGATTTCTTTAAGTATGGTGCGAAGACCCGTGCCAGTGTGACATCCTTTAATAAAAGAAAGGACAAATACTGGTTCGAAAAGACTTCTCGCAAGTATTCTGATAAAGAAGTCGTAGATTTTTTGGTATCCAATTTCACTGCCACCGATAACCCACAAAACCTATGGATTGGCGAAATTATCAATTCTGGCGAAAGAAACTACGCCGAATGGATGAAAAGACAGCAGAGTTTGACGTACTTATTCAAAGAACAAAGCAGCGAATTGTTCTCGGAGAACGAATTAGAGAGTGTATTCGACTGTTCGAAAGGTCATCCAATCATTCTAAAAAAGTTCCTGGGCGGGAAAATTTCCCTAGAAACCCTGGTGATATATGATAAAATATTCCAGTTCGGGAATACGTTCGATAAAAAACTTGATGATCCTATCTGGGAAACCGTAAGTTTGAAATTGAAAAAATATTCTCCATTCCTAATAAATATTGATGTGTTCAACTATCGTAAGATTTTGCGGTCTATTGTAAATGAGTAGTTTTTTTGATTCCGAAATCATTCAAGAAGAATTGAGTGAAATAAATCAACTTCAAGAACAAATTTGTGGAAGTCTTCTCTCCTTCGGTATGATGGACCGTGAGACTAAGATGGAACATGTTGAAAAACTTCAGAATTTGCTGGAAAAGCAAAAAGTGATGTATACTAGATTATCTCTTTCGGACGACCCCAAAGCGGTTGAGATGAAAGAGAACCTTCGCAAATCGGTTGCCCTGATGGGATTCCCACCAGAGACCGATCTCCATTTACTTTTTGATAGTATGGACAAAACCATACAGTCGCTCAAGGACTACATTGACACCTGAGCAAATTTTCGTTATACTATCCAAGTAAATCCCCCGAATCCAAACTATCCGAGGAAATCCAAATGTCTTTCGCAGATCTTAAGAAGCAATCCAAACTGGGCTCTCTGACCGCCAAACTGGTCAAGGAAGTCGAAAAGATGAACAATAACGGTTCGTCTTCTGGTGATGACCGTCTCTGGAAACTGGAGTGTGATAAGAGCGGCAATGGTTATGCCGTTATCCGTTTCCTACCCGCACCAAATGGCGAAGACCTTCCATTCGTCAAACTGTACTCCCATGCCTTCCAAGGTCCTGGTGGTTGGTACATCGAGAACTCTCTGACCACTCTGGGACAGAAGGATCCCGTGTCCGAGTACAACTCGATGCTGTGGAACAATGGCACCGATGTTGGTAAGGACCAGGCACGTAAGCAGAAGCGTAAACTGACCTATACCGCTAACATCTATGTGGTGAAGGACCCCGCCAATCCCGAGAATGAGGGTAAGGTGTTCCTTTACAAGTTTGGTAAGAAGATCTTCGACAAACTGACTGCCGCAATGCAACCCGAGTTCGAAGATGAGGAAGCAATTGATCCGTTCGATTTCTGGCAGGGTGCCAACTTCAAACTGAAGGCAAAGAACGTTGCTGGTTATCGTAACTACGACTCCAGTGAGTTTGCACGCCCCTCTGCACTGCTCGATGATGATGATGCCATGGAGGCAATCTGGAAGAAGCAGTACTCCCTACAAGACTTCGTGGGTGCCGATCAGTTCAAGGACTACGATACCCTGAAGAAGCGTCTGGACTATGTGCTTGGTAACAAGGGCACTCCTCGTCTTCAAGATGAGGACTATGAGGAAGAAGAGAACACTCGTGGTTCTGCTCGTGAACTCACCGAAGACCTTCGTGATGAACTGAATAATCTTCAACCCACTCGCTCCTCTTCTGCTGATGAAGATGAAGACGATGATGCCATGTCCTACTTCGCTCGCCTTGCCGAAGAGTGAAATCTGATTACACAATAGACCGTGTAACCAAATCCGAAGCCGCAGATTTACTTCTGCGGTTTCATTATCTTTTTCTATTATTATGAAAAATCCTTGGAAAGCACTTGTCCAAAAAGCAAAAACTGCTGCTCGTCCTGGACAAAAAAAGAAAAATGGAATCAAGAGGACAGAACCATTAGATGTTACTATTGACGAGCAGTATCTTATTCATCAATTTGCCAAACAAAACGGCAGGTGTTATTGGACAGGTTTTCCTATTGATCCACAAAGTATTTT